GTCTAGTGGACCAGGTTTGTACCCTGGTTAGTGAGAATCTTACTAGCAAGACATTGCTCTAGGTTTTCATGGCACTTCCACAAACAACACTAAAGAAACGTCTGGGTTAGAGTCCCAGCCTATCATTAGGGTTTCCAGTGGTAGTAGTACTTTGGTCAGCGATAACCAACCAAAGTCGCACACCCTCCAGATTCCAGAAATCAAGAATGAACGCGTCAAGTTTACGCATGCTCTATTGCAGAGCTTACGTCAATCATACCGCTTGTTAGGCAGTAATAATTATACTTTCAAGCGTTCTCTGGGACTTGAGTTGGCTAAGCTCAGCGACAACGAGCTTGTACAGTCATATAAATACCATACATCACAATTCATACAGAGATTTACAGTTGAGTCCGAGAAGATTTCTCCTCCTGAATCCTACAATGCTTCGCTTTGGTTTTTCAACCCAGCAAATAAGCTCTATTTAAAAAGAAGATGTATGAAGTTCAAAAATGCTTTTCAGTTATGGCAGGCAAAAAGAGGCGTTGATAGCCCCCTTCCATCATCCATAAAAGAAACTGATTATCAGTCATTCAAGTCACGTCTTATGCAGTGTGGTAAAACACCTGAAGACATAATCGAATTCGTGACCGAAAGATCAAAAACATTCTTTCATAACTATGTACAGCCAACTCTTAGGTTTCGGACTACGCACAAAGCGTGTCTTGAAGCATCATCACATCAAAAGTACGTTCAGGAGAAGTATAACATTCCCAAACTTCCTTCCTATGCAACATTACAACAATTGACACACCATGTACGAGCAACAAATCTTCCCATTGACCTTTGTGTCAATCCATCCGGTCGTTCAAAACAACTAGACGAACCCATGAAGATCCGTACAATTACTGCTATGAATCATGAGATGTTCCTTTTTAAGGACATCCAAGAATCACTTCTAGAATTCATACAGAAGCATCCATCTTTTGGTTTAACCAAAAACGGTGAAGACATTCCGACAACGGTAAAATCCTTATTAAACTATAAAGGTTTGTTCTGTTCGGGAGATTTCGATGCCGCTACCGATAATATCTTTCGTGATATCATCAAGGCTGCAATCTCGGGATTACCCGTATATGAGACAGTAAAACAACAATTTTATGAAGTCCTTGTCGATGATTTTTATACCACCAACGGACAGTTAATGGGTTCGATTTTATCGTTCCCAATACTTTGTGTCATTAACTTATTCGTACACGAATATTGTCAGTCAAAACTCTCAGAAACATCACCTCCATATATTAATGGTGACGATATACTCTTTCGAGCTAGTAAAGATTTTATAGATCTGTGGCTCAGGGTAACTAAATCATGTGGTTTGATCCCGTCAAAAGGTAAGAACCTTATTAGTGAGAGATATTTTACAATCAATAGCAGACCCTTCTTAGTCCATAATGGTAGCATTTCGAAAATGAAATTTGCTAACCTGAAGTTAACAAGACTTCCAACGGAACCAGTCGACGTAGTCGAGTGTCAATGCTCAAACATAAAGAAATTCTCTGAAGAATTCTTTCATGAAACATTAACTGACAAAAACATCAACAAGTGCCTACCATATTTTCGTTCGTTCGGGAAGCATAAGAGCTTTCGTATAAACAAAAAGTATAGGTCTGATCACATGTCTGTGACCCTACTTGGGACAGGCTTGTTTCCAACAGATATTGAGAAGATGTCAAATCTCCAAACTTCTGTTTCCTATCATCACCTTATAAAGATAAAGACAGACCCGACACCACAATGTCAAAGAGACTTAAAAGTCCGCACATTCTTGTTGAAAGAAAAACGTACAAACTTTCGGATCCCTAAGCCCGCTGATAAGCGGTCCAAGCATTTACATCTGCTTCGGTTAAATAATGAATTAATATTCCAAAATCTTTCCGAAAGATATCAACACCAGGAGGGTGTGTGGGCCTTCATCCCTAATAAAATGAAGGTCGCTACTACCGCCCTGTCATGGCTTGCTCGTTAAACAGAATTCCATTCCCATAAGA